TTACAACTTGCGCTCTGAATTTGCTAATATTTACGTCTGACATTATGTAGTTGGTTCTATTCCTAAATCGTAAAGCTCAATGTTTGCCGTTCCCGTTCTGCAATTTAGTTGATAACTAACCAAAGCCCAATAACGGTCGTTAAATAAAAACGCTCTGAATGGGTCAACGGGTCTACGTTCCAATGTTGCCAAAACTCGGTAATTGGTTCGGCCTTTCAAATTAGCCAATTCTTGCACGATAATATCCAACAAAGGCATATCCTCAATCCCATCTCTAGACCAACCTTCGGAAACCTCATTGTTTACGTTAATCAATTGAATTGCAGAGGCCGAGTTGCTTGTAATTGCGTCTCCAATGTGCGTGTTGTAATCGGGATGCACGTTGGCATAAGGTGAGCCAGTAACCGCTTTAACGCCAAGCTTTGACAACGACAATCCGTCGGTTTTCTCAATCTTTAGCGAAAGGTTGTCGTATCTAATAACGTATCTGTTAGCCGTTCCGCCATTGCAAATAAGTTGGTGCAATCTAATTTCAACCTCGCCGTCTACTGGGACTAAAACGTTATTAATTGCGATACTATTCCAAACCGAGCCAGCGGTAACCGCGAACTCCATAACCGTTGGCGTTGCCGTCCAATCAAATGTCGTTGTCGTATCTCTGAATAAATATTGGTTTCCAATTTTAACCATTAATCCAACCGCGTGCGTTCCGCTTCCTGGCGTTATCGAATAAGACGAGCTAACACGCTCAACCATGTATTCAAATGTCAAAGAAATAGTATTAGCCGTTTCTTGTGCAATTGTTATCGCTCCGCCAGTTGTATTCGAATTAGCTGAAATATAAGATAAGTTAGGGTCGTCAACTCCGTCCGTTGTGGTAGTCGTCCAAATTTGTACATATTCTCCGCTTCCATCAGCAACGTATTGAACCAAAGCGGTTGCTCCACTTGGAACGCTGCTTGGTTGATTAGTTGGAATTGCGTTAATGTAATCCCAAAGTTTTAATTGGTAGATATTTGGATAAGGCGATGCAGCGCTATTAAAATTCCACTCGCTAGATTCAAATTTAGCATCAAAAACACCGCCTTGGCTATTTCGGTCTAATATACCTAAGTTAAGGAATGCGTTAAACTCGGTAAATACTCGTCTTGCGGTTTCCTCGGGTCTGTTAATATCCGCGTTGATATCGTCGCCGTTAATAATTGTTTGCGTTGATTCAATCGACGTATCAGGGTTAAACGTATAAGCTTTATAATCCGTTTTAATGAACTCATTTAAGCGGATAACATAAAACTTGTCTTTCCACAAAAACACGCGGCAAAGGAACGGATTAACCATTCTTTCGATTGTGTCCTTTAGATAAAGTTGTTCGTTTTCAATCCTTACGCCGTTACTAAATTTAGCCGTTTCACCATCCGTAAAGATTGCGTTTAAAGGGACGTTGAATTGTCTAAAAACGCTTTCGTCTGAATCCATCCTAGTTTCGTGAACTTCACAACCAACCAAGACTTGGCGCTTGTCAACAAAGCTTTGGTTTAAAGCTCCGACAATTGCGGAAATTGCTTGCGTTCTTGGGTCAGGCCACGAGGTGAAGTTAGAGCGAATAGAATCCAATCCTTTTAATCCGTCAATCGCGGTAAACTCAAATAATTTAGTTCCGCTTTTAAATTGAGATGTAATAAAGTCGGGCGCAATGTAACCAGTAAAGAAATGTTGTAATCCTTCAAATAATAAATAATTTATTTTGTCGGTCCCTCCATCCGCAACCGTTACAAATGTATTTTCTCCAAATGCTATTCCAACAAAAGTTGCAACAGAAGCCGCTGGTATTGCAGTCCAAGTAATTGCATCCGTACTATATAAAATTCTATTAGTTCCGCCATTTGTAACCGCAACAAAATAACCATTACCATAGGCAAGACCTTGACAAGAAGTACCAAAAGCAACAACATTCCAAGTTAATCCATCTACTGAGTAATAATTTCCAGTAGTAAATAAACCATTGGCGTAAATTATAGATTGTTGAGCAAATGCCGTTGCTTGCTCATCCCAAGTAAATCCATCGTACGATGTAAATGTAGTACCTCCAGTTGAAGCTTCAGAAATTGCAACCCAAATTCCAGTTCCGTAAGCAACGCCAGTAAAATCGGGATTAATTCCGCTATTTCTAGCCGTCCAAGTTATTCCATCGGGAGAGGTCATAATTCTATTGCTTGCACCACTTGAAGCTACCGCAACGAATAAATCATTGCCAAAAGAAACTGATACCCAATTATTATTTGCAGCTGGCGTTCTACTTGTCCAGTTTATTCCGTCAGTTGACGAATAAGCAAAAGCAGTAGGCGTTCCACTAACAACCGAAAAACCAACGGCCACAAATAAGCCATTTCCGTAGGTTATCGCGTTAGCTTGCCAACCAACTGGTATTGACTCATTCCAAGTAATTCCGTCCAATGAATAGGCTCTAAATGGCCCAAACGTAGCTACAAAAAGACCATTACCATAAACTATGTCTTTATATCCATTTGTTACCGAAACTCCATTCCAATCCGTAATATCATTGTTTTCGCCTATCTGATTCAAAACAACTTTCCAAGTACGATTTCCTCCAACTAGAAACTCGTTGAAATCGCCAGTTTCTCCAGCAATTGTAAAGTCAACCGAAGAGCCAATTATTGTCTCTAAAGGGTCAACTCCAGTATTTCCCCAATTGTATGTAATGTCGTTAATCTGTAAAGGGGTGACGGCACCCGAATAGCCAGTTCTAAGAATCTGCAAGTTCCAAACCAAACCGCCGTAATTAGTCGCGTAACCGCCTTCGTACTTTAATCCGTAATCGTTAATCGGAGTATTTTGTCCGCTCAACTCAACGTACATTTTAACGTCATTAGACGGCATTGTGTAGCTAAACGATAAAGTCGAGCTAATTAGGGAATTACCTGGACTAGAATACCAAAGCGCCGTGTGAAATCCTGAATCGGGTGCAACTGCAATGGTTAGCGTATCTCCTTCGGTGTAGAATTCTAATGGCGCAACTCCGTTAACTGTTATCGTACCAAGTCCACTTCGTACGGAAAGCAATAATCTGTAATCGTTCATTATCCTTTATTTATCCTATCATTAGCCTGACCAAATACATAAACCAAATCTTGGCCTCTCACAACAAGCTCGCCGTTTAGGTCTCTGTTTTGCTGAAATAAACCACCTACTCCGCCACCAGTAAATGTTGAACCAGCAGGAGCTGCAGAACCTCCGCCAGCTCCACCGCCTCCACCGCCGCCACCGCCGCCCATTCCTTTTTTACCTATGGAGCCAATTATTCCAGAAATTGCAGTTAAGGCAACACCAGCAGCAATTGCTAAACCTCCTGATGGAATAGCAGTAAATGGATTAGATAATCCAATAGAAGCTTTACCAAAAGCAATTGTTGCAACACCATAAGCAATTAATTGCTCACCAAATTGTCCTAAAAATCTTCCAAAAGATTTTAATAATGATTTTCCAACTTCTTGTATAACATTTGCTCCACTTGCTAAAGATTCACCAATCGTATAACCTAAATCAACAAAAGCATTAGTTAAATTATTTTGCAATAAATCCCTAACATTAAATGCAAAATCAGCAATTCTTTCTTCAAATTCAGTAAATTTTTTAGGATTTAAAGCTGTTTCTAATTGTTGAATAAAAGGAGGTGGAGCAGCTGTATCACTTTCTAATCCTTCAACTTTTACATCTATTTTTACCTCTTTTCCTTCAAGACTTTTTATCCTTTCACCAAACTCTAATGCATTTTTTGAAGTTTCTGTAATTTCTTTATTAGCTTCAAAAGCTGCTTTTTCAAATTGATAAACAGAAAATGTATATTGGTCCCAAGCATTATCACCAGTTACTTGTGGTATTATAGGCTCTTTACTTGTTTTTAAAACCTTTATAATTTGGTTTTCGTAATCTTTTGCGCTAAATGTTAATTTATCCTGTAAGTTTTTAGCAACTTCTTGTTGTAAATTATACTCATCCCATGCATCAGAATATTTTTCTAGTTTCTCTTTATTTGCATCTATTGCAGTTCCAGTTTGCTTTACAAAATTTGCACCTTGTGAACTAAAATCTAGAATTCCAGCCTCTAATCGTATAATTTCTTTTGATAATCTTACCCTTTCTTGTGAGCTTTTTACAGTCTCTTGAATTAAACTATTTATTTCGTTTTCAATACTTGCAGCCTCTGAAATTGCTGCGGCTCCAGCAGCCCCACCAGCAGTACCAAACGCTCTTCTTTGTTCGTCCTCTCTTCTTGCTCTTTCTTGGTCTTGTCTTTTTTGGCTAATTAAAATAGCTCTTTCCTCTTCTTGAAGTAAAAGAGTTAATGAATCTGCGGTGTTCTTATCAATCTGAGCGGAAAACGCTTTAGCCTTTGATAGAGCAACAATGTCGTTTGTTAATTTATTATAAGCCTCACCAACTTGACCAGTTTTTATTTGCTCCTCTGTCAATCCTTTTAAATATTCAGGATATTGCTTCTGTAATTGTCTTACGGCCTCATTTCTTTTTTCTTGGCTTAAACTTGTGTTTTCAGCTTGTACTTGTAATAATTTGTAAGTAGAAATTTCTTTTTGTGCTGCAATTTGACCCTCTAAGGTTGCTTTTTTTACACCGTCAAGACTTTCCTTAAATTCATCTAATCTTTCCCTTAATGATTTAGCGGCCTCCTCTGTTTTAAAAAATCCTTTTTGTTGTAAAATTGTAAAAACAGTTGTTAAAATTGAAATACCTAAGACTAAAGCATTCCCAGAGCTTAAAATTGACCCTAAAGCCGATTTTAAAGCTCCTGAAGTTGAACCAGTTTGATTTTTTAATACCTGAAAAGAGCCAGCTAACTGGGTAATGTTGTTACCAACACCAATAATTCCAAATGGAGCGTCCTGAATAATTCGCGCAAAGTCAACACCAACAGAGTTGTAACCTTGTGTTGCCTGGGCTAATCTCTGAACTTGAGGTGCAGTTGTTTGAGCCGCTTTGCCTAATTTATCAAGTTGACCAGTTGCGGTATTAACTCCAGCGGTTAAACCAGCAACGTTTGCGCCTATTTCAACTTCTATTCTTGGATTTGCCATTTTTCTCTAGTTTACTTGCAATTTCCAACAATTTCTTTGCTTTAGCAAAGTCTTGGTCGGTTGACTCGAACGGCTTTGGAATATAATCCCAAGGCAAAGGCCAAATTTTAGAGGGACTTAAATTTGCTCCTTTTTTTAAATGTGGTTGTAATCCTATTAACGCGTGAACTCTTAGACTTTCGATTAGGTCTTTATAATCGCTCTCATGGCCTCTAAGCAATGCGTTAATCTCTTTTATACTTAACGAAAAAAGCTGCTCATAAGGCACCTTTGTGCGTCCTACGAGCAGCAATAAATATTCACGAGCGGTTGTTTGCTCTTCGTTATTTACCTTTTTTTTTCCTCGTTTGAGTTTCCAATGCCAAGCTCTAATAAAAGGTCAACTAAAACCTCATTAAATAGATTCATAACATCTTTGCCCTCAATCCAAGTTTTCAACTCCTCCATTTCTACTGGCTGGAGCGATTTACGAATACAAGCCACTTTGTGGCATTCTAGCAACAAAACGTAAATTAAATCCAGTTTTGGAATCGATTTACCATTAAATGCCTCGGCAATTCCTTGTCCTGTAAAGTCTTCGAAATTAGCCAAAGCTCCCAAATTTGGGTAAAAGAAAATCTCCCCTTCTTTAAAAGGAGCTGAATGGTATTTAGCCATATATTTTGTTTAGGTTGGTATTACGCTAATAACAGGCGCGCCAGCAAAGTCGAAAGTTCCTGAGAAAGATACTTGGGAGTTTCTTTCAGCGGTAATTTCAACAGAGTTTAACTGAGCGTCAACGGTAATAATTTTGTCGCCTGATTCTGTGCCTCCAAAAACCAATTCAAATACTTTCCCGATGTCTTCCATCAAGTCAAATGCTGAAAGGTTAGACGCGCCAGTAGATGCAAAATCAAGGTCACCACTAAAGGAAAATGAACCTGATTTGTCGCCGCCTTCAAGTCTAACTCCATAATCACCCGTGCAGTCGTTTCTAACAACAACGGATTCATTGGAAATAGATACCGAAGCGGAAGTTTTACAAACGACTGGAAGATTGTTCCATTCGAAAGTAAAGAAATTGCCTAATTGATATGTTGCCATTGCTTATTCGTTTTAACAAATATACATAAATTTTTATTTATCAAGACACCTGAAAAATATCGAGCGTGTATGATAATATTTTTTGGTAAGCGATTTGGCTACTACCTTGCTCAATTTGAACGCGGCTAAAGTTCTTTCTAATGTTTACGGCTTGCAAATCAGCTGGCAAAACTAAATCGTCTAGATTCATTTTTAATTGAATCGCGTTTGAAATATTTTCGGACAATAATTTTCCGCCATTACCTTGGGCGAACTTTGTTACAATGTTGATTTGAAACGTTGCGTTTTGTCTAATCGAACAATCGTTGTTTGTTGTTTCCGCCTCGTTTTGGTCGGTAATTAAAACAAAAGCGGCCGAACCTTGGTAGTTGGCTGGGTTTACGCTTGGCGGTAATTCAGTATCGTAAACTGGCAAAGTAACTCCGCTAAGGGTCAAAGGTGAAATTGCGGCAATTACGGCCTTTCTTATGTCGGTTGCTATGTCTCTCATTTAAGGTCTTTGTTTATCTCGTTTTCGATATCCGTCACTAAATTAGCGGTATTTCTGAAAAAGGCTGGCATCAAGTAAGGTTGGCCAATTATACGACCTTGGCCGTTTCGGTAAAATCGCCTTGCAATATCGCGAACCTCTTGCGTGTATTGTGGATTGGATAAAATCTCACGCGCGCTTAATCCAGTTCCAAATTCCAACCAAGCCTCAATCTCAAATACTGGGTCGCCTGACTGGATGCCAACTCGCCATCCTAAACCATTGTCTTGAACTACCTTGTCAATCCTTTGCTTTATATTTAGCGGCTGGCCTTCCCAATTACTTGGCGCGTTTCTTATTGCTTCAATTTCAATATCAGTTGCAGTACTTGCTAAAATATCTTTTACGGCCTCAATAACAATATCCTCTTGCTTGTCCAAGTCCTTTAAAGCTGCGTCTAATCCTTTAACTGTTACGCTCATACTCCAACCATTGTAATAATGTATTCCTTGTGTTGCCTTTGTTGGTCAAGTTGTACGCCAGTAATTTTGTGATACTTTGATTGGTATAAAACCTGAAAACTTTCGCTAGGCACAAAAGACGCTCTAAATTGAATTCGAACTTCGTAAGTGTTTGGCAAGACCATTTCGCCAGCCTCTAACGCATTGTTTCCCCTTCTTTGTGTAACCGCCGCAAATGTAGTTAAAGAAGTAGTTGGAGTTACCGTAGTACCTCCAGCGCCATCGCTAACCGCTTGAAAGTTTACAAAAGAAACCTTTTGGTCGTATAATCCAAAGTTTATCATAATTAAACGAATAAATCGGCTCTATATTTCAACTCGGTCGTAATGCTATTCTTTTGCGCGTATTGTTCCTGAACTGTAATTAAGTTTTGACGATACGCGAAATCGGTCGCTATCCTTCTAAGCATCGCAACCTTTAGGTCTTGTGGCAAAGGATTTGAATTATTAAAACCAGCCGAGTAAGTATAATTCTCAATCTCAGTTTCGTCCGTTGTAACGTCTGAAACCCAAGGCCCGATTGGATAAATCCTCTCGTCTCGCTTGTTGTTTGAAATGGTCACATTTCGTTGAACGTAAAGCATACCGCTGGCCTTTTCGCTTTCGATTCTAGCCGCTGGAATCAATTGGCTAGTTAGCAAGGAATCCCAATCGGTAAAGTCAATTTGTAACCAAGCTTTTGCCTCCGCCAAGGTAATTGGCTCAGTAGCTACCTGGTAATTGTACGCAATTTCTAAAGGTCTAAGTACGCTCATTTCGTTTTTATTTTTTCTTTGTCCACTTTGACCCAAACCGCCATGCCTTTCTCGACTAAGTAAGTATCGTAAGTCTTGCCGACGCTTAATACTTCGCCTTTCTCAAAGGGTGCAAGGTCAATCAATAATTTTATCATAAAGATACCAATTTATTTTAGTAAATGTTTTTTCTCATTCCAAGGCTCAACGTCTGCCCAAAGTCGGTAACTATGGAAAACGTAAAGCGAACGGATTAAACCAATCTTTAAACCTAGTTCTTTTACTCGCATCGAAAACAACGAATCAAAAGCTAAGGTATTTTCGTCGAACTTAATTTTACGCCAAGTCTTGTATTGAAAACACATAAAAAAGCCAGCGATATACTCTTTGATTTCTTGCACCCCACCCACCCCGTACGTTTGAGCTATCTCATAATGATTTTTTACGTTTAGGTCGTAGCTAAATTCTTTATTGTGCAATTGGTGCTTGCTTCTTAGTCTATTCGTGTAGCATCCAACCAAACCAAATTTGTCTCCATCTAAAACCAAAGCGTCGTGTATTCTTTTGCCCCAATCAGGCGTTAAATAAAGAATGTCACCGTCTTGCATTACAATCCAATCCTCGTCGTTTGCGTTTAAGCTCGACAAGTATTCATTGTAGGCTTTTCCTATATTTTTGTCTAAGCTAAACGGGTTTGAATAAAATATTCTCATTTGTAAGAAACAAATTCTGATTTACCTCCAAGCTCCTCCCATACTTTTAAATTATGTTTTCCACTTTCTCTTTTTACATCTATTGGAATTGAACTTCTAACCTCATTGTAATAATCGCAAACGTGAAATAAATCTAGGCTATTTGGCACATCAATGTAAGGATAAGGAGTTAATCCTAATAGGTTAATTCTTTGACTGTATTCGACGTGTTCAAATCCCCAAATGCTAAATTCTGGCCTCATACCTCCAGCCGTTTTGATTGCCTTTTGTGTTAAAAAAAGTAAACATCCATTTGGAGCTTTATAAGTTGTAAATCCGTTCCATTCTCCTTCTTTTCTAACTGAAGGACTATAAAATTGATTTCTGTGATTTTTTTCAAATGTCAAAGCCAAATGATTTAGGTTGGATTTAATATAAGGCTTTTCCCATCCTTTAACTTTTGGATAGATGTCGTCATCTGCTAAAAAAACAAAATCAAAATCATCTGCTAATTCTAAGCATTTATTTTTTGCTTTTGCTATGCCTTGTTGCTTATCAAACCTAAAACTTGAATTCTTTACTGGTATAGTAGATGCATCATCAACAATAAATATTTTAGCATTTTTAGGTTTATACTTTTTCCATTCAGCTAAAGAAAAATCTAAAACAGAATGCCTATTTCTTGTAGTTATACAGATTGCGATTGTTTCCATTCTAAGAATTTTGGATGTTCTGAAAATAAAGTTTGATTATATTTTTGATTAAACAATTCTAGCTTAGACCACATCAAATCATTTCTATCATTAAGGTTTCTTTCTTTTAATGTTTGGCTACCCAAATGATTTACTCTAGCAGAAGGAACTAACATTGGAGGCATATCAATTTTTTTTAATTGCTCAATTAAAGAATTGTCAGCAAACCAAAAATCAAAATCCTCATCAAGTCCACCAATTTCTTTATACAATGACCTTTTCATCATAAACGCCCAACCTGATAAATTTCTACCACATTGCCAGCCTATTTCATTTTCTGTAACATCCTTTTGTCTAAAGTCAGCCATTGCAATAGGACTAACAATAGGATAATCCGCAGCTAATAAACCATGTAGCCAGCCATTTTTAAATATCAAATCATTATTACAAAACATTACCCATGGAGCATTACCACGAACTGCACCAAAATTTAAAAATTTGTTATAATTAAATTGGGAATGGGGATTGTATGTGGCTGCATTTTTATAGAATAAATTAGTCTTCTCTTCTATTACAATACAATTGACTTCCAAACCATTTGCGGCTTGTATGCAACTATCAATCGCATTCTGAGTCATCCTTGGGCCTATTTTCGTCGCGTTTGATATAAAAACCACGTCTACAATTGGATTCATATTAATTTTTCGTTTATTTCTTATGTTTGGAATATACTCTTGAGCAACGGTTGTTAAATCGCTATAATCATAATGATAAAGGACTTTATTTATTTTAAACTCAGACTTTAAATGTGGTTTTAAAATCTTTGCGTAACCAGCATCCTCCGCTCTTGGTAAACTTGGAAAAGAAACCTTAGTTGAAACTTCTTTTTTTATTACTGGTATGTGATTTGGCAATCTATAATAAGCCTCCTCAGTATTATAGTCGTTAGGAAAATCTTTAGAATAGTAACAGATTTTAGGATTGTTGCCATTTAGTGAAACAGAAACCTCAAAGGTTATACAATCTGCATTTGAATTAATTGCATCTAAAATAGTTAAAATGTAATCTGACTCAATGCGGTCGTCACAATCAACAAATGAAATGTATTTACCGCTTGCTATGCTAATCATAAGATTTCTTTTATCACCTAGCATAATGGTTTTATTGTCAATTAAATAAATAATTTCAACCTCCTTTTGGTCTTGTTCAGGCAATGCCTCTAATTGACCATAAAGCATATCCAATGATTTAGGCAAAAAGGTATTTCTTCGGCCTGCTACTGAAGGGACTAAAATTGATAATTTCATTTAAACCAAATTATTCCTGTACCTGAATGATGACCAATATCTGTCCAATCTGCTTTCTGCTCTGGTATTTCTTTCCAAAGTTTATATAGTTCCTTAAAAAGCAAAATGTCATCCATTAGAACTATTCCTTTCCATTTAATTTCTCTTAAATGGTTTAATACTTCTTGTTCGTAAATGCCATCGTGCATTGTATCAATAAACAATAAATCAAAAGAATCGTCAATTAATAAATGTCCCTTTTCTGAAAGGTAGAAATTTAGATTTTTTGGCTTATAATTAAGAGAAATTTTATTTTCAATATCGTAGCTTAAAACTTCATTTTCACATTGAGCTAAACAAAAAGCTGAATGACCGCGTAAACTTCCAAGCTCCATTATTTTTCCTTTTACCTGACCACCTAACCAAACTAAAAGCCTGTAATGCTCAATTCCAGCTGGTTTGTCAATATATTGTAAATTGGTATCATTATCAGGAATTGATTCCATGATTTTAATCATGTCAATTGAATTAAGCGTTTTTTTTGTAGGTTTTTTCATTATTATATTTCTCCGCAAGGTTTACAATTTTTCTTGAAATACATTTCGCATTTTGTTCCGTCTTGGTTGCTTGGCTCTTGATTAAAGTAAATTTGCATTTCTCCAGCCTTAGCCGTGTACCGCTCGCAAGTGTTTTTAAGCTTGCATCTTTGCGGCTTACACATTGTAAAATCTGCCATATCTTATTATTTATTTTTAAAGTAAATGATTTTAAACGCGTTAAACAAAAAAAGGCGGGAAAAATTCCCGCCCTTTTACCATTAAACAAAACACCTATAAAATTAAGTAGTTTCCAAAAGCGCCTTTGCAGCTGCAAAAGTTCCTTTAACCAATACTGGAGTATCGTTAGCAGAGATGAACTGAACCAATCTTTGCTCGATTCTTACAGTCTTCAAGTTGTCGATAAAGTCATCGCCAGACTCTCCAATTGCAACCTGAAGTCCGCTTCTCAAACGTACGTTGATAACTGAAAGGTCACCACCTACAAAGTTGGCAGCCGTTCCAGTCAAAGCGTTAGTAGGGATAATGTTTACTCCCCATGCAGTAATTCCACCGTTCGCGTTGAAAGTAACGCCAGCTGGCAAGATATATTGCTTCTCTGCATCCTTCTCAGAAAGCATCAAGTGATACTGTCCAGTCTCAACAAATACTCCAGTTGCAGTTCCGTTAGCAGCTCTTACTTGAGCGATGATTCCGTGAATAACATCCCAGTTTGTAGCAGACTCAACACCACCAGCCATTGAACCGCCAGTAAAAGTGGTAGACTTAGAAAGCAAACCAGCAAGCTGAGGAGATGTACCGTTACCAGTAAACAATTGGTTTTCGATTACAGTCTCAACACGCTTCACACCATTGGTTTGGATGTAAGAAGCCAAGTAAGCGGCATCTTCCAACATTTCCATAGAAACCTTCATGTGTACACCAATCTTCTCAACTTTAGCACGCTGCTCTTTGTATTGTACGTCGATTTGAGTTTTCTCAACACCTTCGCCAATCATTACTGGAGTTCCTTGCTGGTCGTACTCTTCAACCCATACTGCATATTGAGTTCCGATTGCTCCAACACTTGCGTTTGCAAGGTAAACCAACAAACGCTGGCGGATAGGAGAAACAACACCAGTAAACTCGGAGATTGTTACTTGTCCTGAAGAAGCTTCGTTAGCGATAGTTGAAGCCAAAGTGATAGTTCCAACTGACTTCTCGTTGATTTCAAATACCAAAGGAGCTTTCAAACGAGCGTTAGGCTCAGACTTCAATCTTTCGATTTCTGCTTTTACTGGAGCGTAAGCCTTCATAAATGCGGTTTTGAAATCCTCACCGCTTACCTCTTTCTCAACTGCGCTTTTTTGCATTGCGATGTCAAGCTTATCAAGTTGCTTCTGCATTTCTGCTGCATCTTCTTTACTTACTACATTGTCGAATGATTTCAACAATGCTTCTGCCTTTTCGAAAGCCTCATTGGCTTTTACTTCGGCGTTGCTAGCTTTTGCCTTTAGGGCTTCGCCAGCTTCTGCGATTACCGCTTTAACGGCATCCAAAGTTAGATTTTCCATGATTCAAATTGTTTTTTAAGTTCGTTAATTGTTATTATTTCGACCGCGTCGGCTTCTTTAATTTCCAAAGTAGGCTCAGCTGGCTTTAGAAACTCCAAAAGTGATTTGAGTTGATTTTCTAGTTTTTCAAGTGTTTCGTCGGTTGCGTCTGAGGTCTTTACAAACTTCTCAAGTCTGCTAAGGTATTCGAATGCATCCGCTTCACTTTTAAGGTCAATAAATGTGGTCTCAGGGTTAGCGCCAAGGAATTGAACCGCGCTACCTTCGTACATCATTACTTCCTTAATTAGGTTTGCTTTAGCTTCTTGGTCGAACTGTTCTTTAATAGTTCTAAACCCAAACGAATGCTGGTTGATTAGCTCGCTTTCAATCATTTTCTGAAAGTCTTGGCCAGCTGCGTGCGTTCCAATTTTAGCCTCGTAACGCAAGCCTTTATTGTCTTCGTAAAGGTTTGTAATCTTAGCAACAACCTTGTTTTTATCGTGGTCTAGCAAATACTTGATTAACTGCTTGCCTTGTGGCCCACGCTCCATTACAGTCTTGGTAAATGCACCTGGCTCGATAATATCGCCATCAAGGTCTTTATTACCGAAAACGGCAAAGTAACCCGAAACAATCCCTTGCTTCATATCGCTATCTGTAAAGCCTTGGTTTAATCCTTTTTTTACAAAACCCATATCGCTAGTCTTTTCTAATTCTTTTAATTTATTTCTACTCCAAACTAATGCAGCCTTTCCGCCCCAAGCGTCATACATAAGTAATCCGCAACCATCCGAATAAGACGTAGACGTTTCCAAGTCAACCTCGTGACGGCTTAAATACGAAAACATTCGCTTAATCGTATCAACCGACACAGGCTCGCCGTTTGCAAGCTGGTTGGCTCTTTGCTTTCCTACTGGCGTTCCGCAAGGCCCCCAGCCGTTTTCCTCAACATATTCCAAAACTCGCTTGGCGTTGTTTCTAACTGCTTCGGGATAATCTGAATACGTTTCCGCCATTGCTTATTCGTTTACCCAAATATACAAATAAAAAAAATTAGGAAACAAAAGGCGAAAAAGCTTAGGTTCTTTGTACTTCTTCAATTGGCTCAAATACGATTGTATTTGTTTGACCTTTTAAAGGTTTGGAATGCTTATTTAAGCCGCTTGTAATTGCATCGGGTATTCCGTCAGGAAAAGCCTTGCAACCTCCTTTAAACATCTCAAAATGTTTGCATTTAAAACAGACTAGATTTACCGCTTCCATTATCTATTTTTTAAAATACCTATCAATTAATCTTCCAACTTCTAGAGCGTATTTACTTGGGTTTGAGCTTAATTTATATTCTGTAAATGCCTCTGCCAAAAACTCATTTTTATTTGCGCTTGCATATTTACCAAGAAACACATTTGCAATTTTATTAGGGTCGTTTATTTCACTCATATAAAATTGTTTAATAATATCTAACTCAAGCCAAAAATTTTGCAACTCTGGATATCTTGCCATCATTACTTTATTTTCGACCGCAATAACGTGTGCGAATTCGTGCGTTAATGTTGCTAAATCTATTTTATCTCTGTCTACTTTGGATTTTCCAGCATACCTCGTAAATCCGTAAATATCCTTACTAACTCTTTCAATTAATCTTTCTTCAAAATCAGTTTTATGCCCAAAATTTATCTCTGTTAATCCAGCGGTATTCCTTTCAATATATCCATAACTGCTAGAGCTAGAACGATATCTTAACTTAATTTTATTGCCTGATAAATAAGTAGACAACTGATATTCGTTTGTTAATTTGTTTAATTGTTCATTAAATCGGTTTAATTGAGTGAGCGTAAGTTCGGAACTAAATTCCGTTTTTATAACTTTTAACTTAGTTTGTTGATTAATTATTTCTTTAGCTATTAGTTTAGCCTCTTTTAATGTGCTTGCATATTTAAACGCACCTGATTGCTGAGGCAATGCTGGAGTTATAATTTGGCCAGTCAAAGGCGCGACTGGTCTAGTCAAAGGCGGTAAACCAGTAAATGCGTTAGGAAAGTTTCGGCGTGCGTAAGCCTCTGAAATATAAACAACAACGCAACTACAATTAATAGTCTGAGCCGCTCCGCCTTTTATGTCGCCTGGTTTATCCATAAAAACTTCGACTCCTTTAGTTGTAAAGACAAAAGGTTGGTCGGCTCTTATTGGCTTGTCTTGTGCTAATATGTGTTGAAACCTTGGCTCTCGTGAACCGCCGTGAATCCAAATTTTCCAAAGGCTTGTGCCAGTTTGCTTGGCCCAGTCGTCAGCGGATTTCTTTTTGCCCTCATTGTAAGCTCGTGTCGATTCCGTTCTAGCGATTGCCCTAGCTCGCGCAACGTTTGGAATTTGTTTTAATAAAAGACGCTCAAGTTGGAATGGGTTTAAGCCTTGCTCGATTCCATCCGCTAGAATTTCTTGAATTTGTTTTAATGTGGTATCGTTTACTCCGCTTATTAGCGTGCCAAGGTTTTGCAAAACCCAATCCTTAATCCACTCGCGCCAAGTATTTAAAAAGAAATCATCGGGAACGTATGCCTTTTCTTGGTTGTCTTGTCTTATTCGGTCAAATTCTTTCTTGGCGGAATCAACAAAGACTTTTTGATAAAACTTAATATAAGCCTCTTGCATTGGCAAAGGCGACGGATTAGGCCTAGCTTGTAGCTTTAAAGCCTCTCTAAATACCTTTATTCCAAAGCGCTCGTATTTCTTTAGGTCTTCTTGCGCCGACCTTCTAACCTTGGAATAATTTATTTTTCTCATTTCTTATGCTTGGAAATCCACAAAGTCCGTTGCAGAAGTCCCTAAAGCCTCTTCGCTAGGAATCACGTTGCTAGGAATCCAATGCACGTCCATTGCTGGGTCTTCGCTTGCGTGCCAGTTAAGTAGGCTCCTAACCTCGTTTCCAGTAAAGTAAGGCGATTTGCCGTATGTGTCCAAAATAACTTGGACATCGGGTTGCAACTCGCTAAAGCTGGAAATATCGAAATCAACAACGTAATCCATTCCATACGACTTACCAATAAATTGGGTAAACTTTTCCTCAATCATTTGGAGTTGTGGCATAATTACATCGGTAACCAATGACTTCTGCGCGTGTTCCAAGTTCGCGTAAGTAGCGTTTGAGCTAAACAAAACTGGATTTACTCCCCAAAGACCGCAAAGCGTTTGCAAGTCCATATTTTGAGAGTTAATAATATCCATCGCAACTGGGGACAATCCTATTGCATCGTAACGCAAAGGAATAGAAGAGGCAACGATTTTGTTAATGTTTTTATTGCCGTTAATTCTTTCGTCAATCCTTTCGTCCATCTTAGCGCGTTGGTCAGGTGACGGCCAAAACTCAGGGTTTGTAATATTAGGCGAAATAATGCCTTTAGCGCCTCCGTTTTGGAAAGTCTTTTGCTTAGCCTCGGTTGCTTCGTTGTTTGCTTGTAATGTCTTTAAACCAGCCAAAAGCGGTGGCATTCCTCGCAATTGTGCGCCGTTCAAATCCCAAGTAAGGTTCGTGTTTTTGATATGCAAAACTTGGTCGGCTGGAATCTCAATATTTTGGTCGCCAATAATCAATTTATAGCCGCGTACTGGCTCAAATAAGCTGCCAGCTACGATTTCGACATAGTTGGACGGCATTACATACATTTCCTTTATTTTGCCCTTGTTTAGGCCGTCAGCTGGGGAAAATCCGTAAACGAATATTTCGCCGCTAGTATTGTACCACGTTAGCATAGAATCAAGAAACTCGCTCCAAGTTTGCATTGGATTAGGGTTTTTGATTAGCTGGTTTACTGGGTCGGAATAGTTAACGTCTTGCAGCTCTTTTTTTCTCAATGCTATGCTTTGCAATCTGTTAAGCTCTTTTGAGTTGTATTTTCCGCCTCTGTATTTCTTAGCCGCTTCTGTTTCTTTGTAAACGTAGGTCGGGCATTGCTTGCCTTTCTCGGCTATCTTTCGAATGATTGAGTAAACCAGCGCGTTGCCTTTGTAACCTTTGTCGATAAAAGTTTGCTGATTAGCGTCATACCAAACAACAAGTGTTGAGGCGGTGAATTGGCCGTATAAGATTTGATTTAATAGATTTACATCGGGATAAGTCTTTGTCGGCGTGACTTGTGGGGTGATGTAATTCTGAAGAGCCTTTAATAGCATAGCATATTCGTTTTAAC